TTCTGTAATAAAAGATAGCGACTGAACATTCTAGCCTCGTCCATGTCAATCTTAGATAAAACTTCATCATTAACTATGACGTTACCTTTCTCAGTATATAACTTAGGTTCCCATCCACGATCCTGTAATACCGTAGCTATCTGTTGGCGAGAACCGATATTGAAAGGTATATACTTTGTCTTTGTTTTTAACTCTACCTTTGTAGGTGGAACCATTTCTTGTGCAGTATCACTTAACTCATTTGCTTCATCTTCAAAAGTAGCTAAGAGTGTCTGACCTTTCTGCATGTTAAAAGCAAAACCATTACGTTCCTGCTGATCAATGATTGCACGTACCTTGTATTCTAATTGTTTAGATTGAGTAGAAAATCTTTTACCTTCCTCTGTTAAAACATTATATAACTTATAAGTAATGTTTGTATCTTGCTTACAATACTCAAGCATCTCAGGAGAATAGTAATCAAAACTATCTACATCACCTTTAGGCATCTTTAACTTATCGCCCCATGCTTTAAGAGAATGTCCCTCCTCTCGTACTGGATTATATAACTGTGACATGATAAGAGTATCTTCAATCTTATTTAATGGTATACTCATATTAAGTAACTTGTTTAACCAGTACCCATCAAAGTTAATTCCATTGTGCATGATTAGCTTATCATACTTACTAGCCCATGCAGGAAACTCTTTGCATTTATCTTCTGCCCAGGTATAAACCTCTTTTGTTGCTGTATCTTTAGCTACAATGCAGTGTAATTTAGTAGCATCTAAACCATCAGTTTCAATATCTACTACACAGTCAGGCATTAGAAAGGTATCTCCTCTTCTACTTCTAGACCTGCATCAAAAGGGTTATCTATTTGTGCCATTCGTCCCGTCTCTTTATCATAATGCAGATACGTAGCAATACCAGTATCACCTGTGTATCTGTTCTTTAAGATACGAATAACAGTTGTGTTAGCTTCAACCTCATCAGTTGCTTGTTGATTTCTTTCTAGTCCAATAACACTATCACTAAGATGTGCAATACTAGCACTTCCACGCAGATGTGACAAGGTAATTTCTTTACCATTCTCATGACCTACATCACCTGATGGTCTACGCAGATGAGATACAAGCAGCAACCCACAACCTGTTTCTTCTACTAGACTACGTAACTTAGTCATTAAGATATCAATAGACTTGCGTTCGTCACCAAAGTCTTCTTGACCTGATACTAAGATTGATAGGTGATCAAGCACAACCCACTTACACTCAAGAGCTTTCGCCATAAACCTAACACGATTTAGTATCTCATCATTACCTATGGAACCAAAGTGATCAAAGGCAAAGAACCTACCAGTACCAATAGTATCTTCTTGATACTTCAACAAGTCCTTACGATCAAACTGATCCCTGATCTCCTTAATATACAATCGAGCATTAGCTTCAACAGACATGATGTTGAATGCTGTAGTGCGAATGCTTTCTTCCATAGCAAGAACACCAATATTATCCTCTGTGTTCTTTAGTAGATGATGCATAAGCTCTCTGATAATACTAGACTTACCCATGCCAGCACCACTAGTAAATGTTACTAGCTCTCCTGTCCGCATACCATAAGTCTTTTCATTAAGACCTGACCAAGGATACAGGCAAGTCTCAAAGTGAGCTTCATCATACAGAGAATCTTTTAAAGTATTAAGATTAATGATACCTGCTGGTGTAAAGGGTTCAGCATTCCACCATTCTTCTGTAAACTTTTTACGTTTATTCATCTTGATGTATTCATTAGCATCCTTATACTCAAGGCTAATGATACGACATTTGTTAGGCTCAAACAGTTGAGCTACCTTCTGCGCTGCTTCTCGTCCAGGCTTATCAGAGTCAAAGCATAAAACAATATTATCAAAGCTATTTAGATATTCAAAGGATTGCTTGCAATCTTTCAAAGCAGACTGCGCTCCAGATTTAATTGATACAGCGGGCCACTTAGAACCAAGCAACTCGTAAGCAGACATAGCATCAAGCTCGCCTTCACAGACAGTGATATACTTTCCACCACCTTTACCAAATAAGTTTTGACCAAACAGACCTGCGCTTTGCATGTCACCTTCAGACCAAAACTTCTTACCTTCTACTTGTTTAACCTTATTACCTACAAAGTCTCCTTGTGAATTAAAGTACTGATAGATATGATGTGTAACCGTACCACCTTTAGTTTTAACATACGTATTGTATGTCTTACATGTAGCTGCGCTGATCTTACGATCATCAATACCTTTAAGTTCTCCAACTGAAAAACCATCTCGTTTATTTTGCATTGGCACGACCACTTGTCCATCCTCTCCATGAAAGTGTGTGTTACAAGAAAAGCAATGTGAGTATCCATCAGAGTGTCTTACGTTAGCATCGCTCGATCCACACTCAGGACACTCTCCTCTTTCTAACCATTTACCAGACATAATTAGTTCCTAATAATAGAGTTACCAAAATAATCTGTAAGAACTTTTCTAACATAAGATTGTGAGAGTATATTTGGATACGGATATATCCAAATAACTTTACTAGAATCATATACAGATAGCATACCTCCTTTCTTATAAGTAAACTTAAAAGATGCGTCATAGTTTAAAGCCCTAACTAAAACTATTTTATCTATGATGTTATCAATCAAAGTCTTCTAAAGCCTGATGATATAAGTTTTCTGCAAACTCTTTCTTATCTAACATGATCTCATTTGTTTCTTCTCTAGCTAACTTTTTAGCTTCTTTAATATCATAACCTTCTTGTTTGTACTGTCGAGTGAGAGATCGAAACACCTGTCGCTCTTCTTTCTCCCATAAATTTTTAGTCATTGGTCAGTCCTCATTGTCATTGCTTGGTAGATCAGGAAAATAATCTTTAACAAATTCTATTATCTCAGATTGTTTATGAGGATCATATCCATTTTCAGACATGAATAAAAATAAAGTATAAATACAATCCTCCCATTCTTCATCAGATACTCCTATTGTAGAGGCATTTTTCTTTTCTTCTATTGCTTCTTTGATAGAAACAAAGTCAAATACCTGACACTGTTTTGTCTCGTCAGTCATTTAGTTCTAAGTCCATTTGATTTTTATCTTTGGTATCTTCAGACCATGTATTATTTGTAAGATTTTTAATTCTTTGATGAGCTTTATTTAATTGTTCTTGTAAATCTTTAACATTTTTTCTTAGTATATTATTCTCTCTTAATAAGTCATCTTCATAACTCATATCATAAACTCCAGTGTATAATAAATCTTTAACTCTACCCATATCAACCTCGTTTCAAACGAATAGTATCATATTTTTAAGCACTAGTCAACATAGAAAATGTGAGTGCCTATTTGTTCTAATCTTTCCAAGTGGTTAGACCAGGATGGTGCTACATAACTAGCATGGTAATGAGTGGCTCCCAATGTAGAAAATACCATTACTCCCTGCATGGCTAGGGAAGCCACGTTATAAGCTATATCAATTGCTTTCTTATCCATACTGTACCATTCTTTTTTTCCATCACAGAAATAACTAAAGGCACATCGATTTCTAATTATGTTTCCTTTCCATCTATGCCCTGCATGAACAACTTCACATACGCTATTTGGAAAATGAGATAAGTTAACTCTTTCTAAGATTACATTAGCAACTGCTAACTGTCCTATAAAAGGTTCAGACCTAGCTTCATGATAGACTGCTTCAACTAAGCACTCAAAATTATTTGTTTCTTCCTCTGCATATGTGGTTGAAGATATACCTAATACAAACAGACATACAAATAGTTTTACATACGCCATGCATTTATCTCCAAGCCTCGCCTCTCTCTATGTATTGCTCTTAAATCATCTATTAAATTAGCCATATCATTATATGTTTCATCTTTTAAACTATCCATATATTTATCACTTATGTTTTTAGACTCTGTGTTATTATAGATTATATCTATTTTACTTTTTATTTCAGACAAAGTAGTAATCACATTTGATAAATTCATGTTAACCTCCTATGTTAGAGCATCAACGATAGCTTTTACTATAAGCACAACCACATCAATAAAATCATTAGGTGGAAACATTAATGCAGTCTCCAAACATGAATATTATTTTCTTCATATTCATCTAACTCTACATCCCACAATAGTTCAAGCAACTTAGCTGCATCTGCTTTTGTTTTAAACAGTTCAACAGCATCGCCTTGTGCGTTTGGTAAAGGATGTAAATCTTCTAAGCATGTATATAGATTATCTTTATTCCCTTGAACTATGATAAACATTTTCTCTACACTTTCTTTTGTTCTCCTGTTTCTTTTTATTAGGAATAACTTGGTGCTGCCTACGTTCTTTCCAATAGGGATCACGCATTCCTGCTTTGTGAATACGCTCTACCTTCCTAATTATATTTAAAGGAATCGAGGTATCGGTTATATTCATGTTCCCATTCCTCCATCTGATGGTTAAGTATTTTATTACACTCTCTAACTGACACATCAGTAACAGATGTAGTATCACTGTATCGCATGATGATGGTGTTTAAGTCCTCTCCACAAATAGTATCTGAAGAAAGACTAATTTGTACATGGTCCTTGAACTTAAACTTGCTCATTCTAATCTCCAATCTATATATTATATCATAATAAAGTTAAGTATGCAATCTATGAACCTATAAATTCTACCCTGATTTTATGTTTTAAATCACTCAAAGATTTAGCAATATCAAAGGTAGAATCAGTAGCTTTTAGATTATTGACTTGATCTATTAAGTCATTGATATCACCAAACAATTCTGGGATTAGTCCTGTTCGATAGTCTGACATCTTAAACTCCTAGTGTTGTGACAGATGTACAAATTGTTGTCGTTGCATTGTAACTGGACTGAAGCATCCAGCCTTACAGATATCGCAATGTCCTTTTAGTTTCTTGTGAGTCTTAGGACACAAGAACATTTTTATATCAGAGTCTGGAACGATAGTCAAGTCTTCATCTCCATAGAACATGACGTTCCATCCATCTACTCGTAGCATTTTCCATTCATCCTTAGTGTTAGATGGATCAACACTTGCATTAACTGCTGCATTCTTCAATGGCATTATC